TGCTGGCAGACCTGTAAAAGGATTAGTACGTAGACGGGCTGCTGAGGCTGTTTTATTTAGTAAGTAGTTGGAAAAGCATCTAAACATTGGGCTGAATATGAACTTAGTGTACGTAGTGTGGGAAGATGCTTCGGAACTTGATGTCACTGCATGGGCTGAACACGAAGGTGATTTTGTATATGTCCCTGTATTATGTAAGCAAGTTGGCTTTGTATTATACGATGGCCCAGAAGGGTTAGTTATTACTAATGGTGTCCTTGACGACGGAGTAGTTGCAAGGCGCAATCAAATACCTAGGGGTATGATTAGGAGAGTAGAATGGTTGACAGAACCAAGTTTCTTGATGGAAGCGGAAAACGAGTAATACTTCAGTTATTTAAGGAGTTTGCTCGTCCTGATGTTAAGTATAGACCAGTATATACATTGAGAGAGTGGAGAGATGTGTTTATAGAGTGTGCCGACCCATCGGGGTATTTACCTGCCCAAAAACTACTGGGTGACTGGGAGCACTGGCTAGAGGTACGCAATCACGCTTTAATTAAACCACATGTAGACAAATGGCAAGCAGAACTTGATGTTAAGCTACGGTCAGAAGCCATACAACAACTGAAAAGCCATGCCAAACAACCTGGAGGCACTGCCGCTGCTAAGTGGTTGGCTGATAAAGGGTATGCTACAGAAGGTGTTAAAAAGGTTATAGGACGACCCAAAAAAGACGAGGTGGAGCTACCCCCTATCCCAAGTAGGATTGCAGGAGATATGGCTCGTTTAGGCATTATAATGGGAGGTCGTAAATGACGGTTAATACACAGGCTAAATGGGTTGCCTTACGCAGCTTTAGTTACACTGGTACACAAGAGGACATGGAACTGGCCTTTTACTTGGCCAATGGTGCTGCAAGTCATTCTTTACGCGACGCTGAAAAACAGTTTTTGATAGCTAAGGGGCACACTGCTGGTACAATTACAGATATGTGGAAATCTTATCTTGTAGCTTTTGGGTACACTGGAACAGTAGAAGACATGATTACTACGTTTTGGAATGATGTTGGCGCAGCACTTGCTAATAACATCTTGTTAGAGACAGGGGATGATATTCTTCTCGAAGATGGTGGCTACTTACTACTGGAGAGTTAATATGCCGTATATGACCAATGGGAAACGAGACTATCAGAAGCAGTATGCGAAGTACGACGGTAAAGATTCTGTCAAGAAAGACAGGGCTAAACGTAATGGTGCTAGACGCATACTTGCACAAGAGGGGAAAGTACGCAAGGGTGATGGTAAGGATGTTGACCACATCAAACCACTAAGTAAAGGTGGTGGTGCTGGTCGTAGTAATTTACGTGTAGTGAGTAAATCTACTAACCGTAGTTTTGCACGCACAAAGAGTGGGACTATGAAGTGACTGAGAAAGAACTAGTAAGGCAAGCGGCAGAGGAAGACTTACTCACGTTTATTCGACTAGTAGCACCTCACCGAGTATTGGGGGCTGTACACGAAGAATTATGTGCGTGGTGGCAACGTCAAGACGCTAAAGACAATCAATTAGTGCTCCTTCCGCGAGACCATCAGAAAAGTGCAATGATTGCCTATCGTGTAGCGCACCACATTACGCAGCACCCAGAGGCAACTGTGTTGTATGTGTCAGCGACTGCTAACTTAGCTGAAAAGCAATTAAAAGCAGTTAAGGACATTTTCCTATCTGACATATACCGCTTTTACTGGCCAGAAATGGTCAATGAGTTTGAGGGTAAGCGTGAACGTTGGGCTGCTGATGAGATTAGTGTAGACCATCCAAAGCGTAGAGCAGAGGGAATCCGTGATGCAACCATTAAAGCTGCGGGCATTACCGCTAACGTTACAGGTTTGCATTGCTCTGTGGCTGTGTTGGATGACGTGGTTGTGCCAGATAATGCCTATACACAAATTGGACGCGACCAAGTACGGTCGTTCTACTCACAACTATCCTCTATTGAATCTACTGGTGCAAGAGAGTGGGCGGTAGGTACTCGCTACCACCCAGGAGATTTGTATAAAGATATGATGGAAATGTCTGAGTCTTATTATGATGAGGTTAAAGACGAAGAAGTAGAGAATGAGGTATACGAGACATTTGAACGTGTCGTAGAGACTGATGGTGAGTTTCTGTGGCCTAAACAACGACGTAAAGATGGTAAGACATTTGGTTTTGACCAGAGAGAACTTGCTCGTAAGAAAGCAAAATATCTAGACATTACTCAGTTTTATGCACAATATTACAACAATCCAAATGCTGTTGAAACACAGCTTATCGACCGTAGTAGATTTAGCTATTATGAAAAAGATAAAATTGAAAACTTTAGTGGCGCTTGGTACTTTGGTGATAAGCTACTTCATGTGTATGCGGCAATGGATTTTGCGTATACAGTTAGTAACAATTCCGACTATACAGTTATTGCCGTAGTAGGGATGGATGAGGATAATAACTACTATGTGTTAGACATAGATAGATTTAAAACAAATAAGATTTCTGTTATGTATGATAGGGCAGAGTCAGTATTTAGGAAGTGGCGGTTTAAGAAGATGCGGTGTGAGGTGGTTGCTGCACAGCGACTCATTGTTAGCCAGTTTAAAGACTACATGCGTAGTCAAAACATTGTGTTCACTATTGATGAGTATAATCCTCCTAGAACTATGAATAAAGCAGAGCGTATTGCTTCTATTTTAGAACCAAGATATAGTAATAACCAGATTTGGCACTATAAAGGTGGTAATTGTCAAATACTAGAAGAAGAACTCATTATGAACAATCCCGAACATGATGACGTTAAAGATGCGTTAGCTGCATGTGTTGAGATATGTAAAGCACCTCTCTCCAGTAGAACTTGGGGTAAGAAATCTAACGTAATTGCCTTTAATAGTAAGTTCGGTGGTGTTGCCTACTAGGAAGTAAATATGAACGAAAATGTACAAGTGAGTTTTAATAATGATGCACTAGCAAGTAAAATTGCTGACATGTGGACACGGTGGGATACCGCACGCTCTGTGTGGAAATCAGACCAGCAAGAGTTGCGTAACTACTTGTTTGCTACGGATACACGCAAAACTAGCAATAGTAAATTGCCGTGGAAGAACTCTACAGTGACCCCTAAACTCACTCAGATTAGAGATAATTTACATGCCAACTATATGGCTGCATTGTTTCCTTCTGAGAATTGGTTTTTTTGGGAGGCTACGGACAAGAGTGCAGAACTCACTAAAAAGCGGTATGCCATTACTAACTACATGAAACAGAAGTTAAAAGCATCTAACTTTCAGCTTCTTGTTTCTCAACTAGTATATGACTATATTGATTTTGGTAATGTTGTTGTCACATACGACTATGTACGAGACATTATTAGCGATAGTACAGGCAATGTTGTCAGTAAGTATATTGGACCTAAAGCCTACCGAATTAATCCTACTGACTTAGTTTTCAACCCATTAGCTGAGACTTTTGAGAAAACTCCAGTTGTGCGCCGAATGCTTAAGTCCATAGGCGACTTACTAACAGATGTGGAAACTAAACCAGCGTTAAACTACAGTAAGAGCGTGTTAGATAAAGCATTGCAGTTCCGTCAAAACTATCGTGATGACCCAGAGTTTAAAAAAGAATTGAACATGGCCATTGACGGCTTTGGTAGTGCTGACGAATACTTAGATAGCGACATGGTTGAGTTGTTGGAGTTTTGGGGTGATATTTACGACCCAGACACTAAGAAGCTGTTACGTAACCAACTTGTCACCATTATCGACAGGAAGTGGGTTTTACGCAAACAACCTAATCCCATGTGGACAGGTAGTAAACCTATGTACCATTGTGGATGGAGACTCCGTACAGATAATTTATGGGCACAAGGGCCACTAGACCAGTTGGTAGGTATGCAATATCGTGTTGACCANTTGGAGAATTTAAAGGCTGACGTGTTTGACCTCATTGCCTACCCTGTTATGGTGGTTAAAGGTAGCACGGTAGAGGAGTTTGAATACGAACCAGGAGCTACAGTATTTGTAGGTGATGAAGGCGGCTTAGATTTCCTGCGCCCTGACGCTACAGCACTGCAAGCAGACCTTCAGATTAACGAGCTTATGAACCGCATGGAGGAGCTTGCTGGAGCACCTAAACAGGCTATGGGCATACGCACCCCTGGGGAGAAGACTAAGTATGAAGTACAGAGCCTAGAAAACGCTGCTGGACGCATCTTCCAAAGCAAGGTGAGCTGGTTTGAACGTAACATTCTAGAACCGCTGCTTAACGGCATGTTGGCTGAATCTGTACGTAATTTTGAAGGGGTGGAACGCATCCGTTCAGTAGATGAGGATTTTGGCACTGTTTCCTTTGTTGAAGTAACCAAAGATGACTTAATGGCTTCCGGTAAAATCTACCCACTAGGCGCTCGCCACTACAGTGAACAGGCTAGATTTTTACAAGAATTGTCACAAACAATGGCTGCTGTGCAGGCTATCCCTACGGTTGCTGCACACATTAGCGGTAAGGCAATTGCTAAGGCGTTAGAAGAGAACTTAGGCTGGCAGAACTACCGTATTGTACAAGACAATGCTATGATTTTTGAACAAGCTGAAACACAACGGTTGATGAATCAAGTGGCTGAAAACATACAAACAGAGGCTACAATTGACCCTGAAGAGCCACCTATTGACATCCCTCAATAATTGTGGTAAGATATATATATATATAATACATATATAAAGAATGAATAAGATATTATTAAATAATAAACCTAAAGATAGTACTAATGAAGAGTTTATTAAAGCTTGGAATAATAGTAGTTATACTTTAGAGGTATTATATAAAACCCTATTAGTACTAAAAGAGGAAATTACTAATATTAAAAAAGATGATTTTGATTGTCCTAACCACTATGCTAAATTAGCGTACAATTTAGGACAGGTAAAATCATTTGATTTAATCATATCAATGTTACCTGACTCAGCTAAAAAGTGACATTTTTCAAGTAGTCTACTCTAAGACTACCAATTTTTAAAGGAATTACGCATGACTAATGCAACAATATTTAACGGTGAGAACGACAATCCTCCCGCTAATCAACCAGCAGCGACAACTGATGGAGCGCTTTTCACTGCACTAGTGGGTGAAACGCAAAAATACAAAACCCCTGATGATTTAGCTAAAGCATATAATAATGCTGACCAGTTTATTGAAACCTTGAAAGAGGAAAACCGTACACTGCGTGAGCAAGCTGCTTCTGCTAAAACTATTGATGAGGTTTTGGAACGTATGTCAAAGCAAAGTGCTGCACCAGAGGCCGACACTCCTCCTGTACAGGGAATTACCCCTGATGTTGTGCAACAGCTTGTAGAGAGGACGTTAGAGGGCCGTAAACAGCAAGAAACTAAGAATGGCAATCTGCTTAAAGCTGACTCTCTCATGAAAGAGAAGTTTGGCGAAAAAGCAGAACAGGTATTTAAGCAAAAGGCTTCTACACCTGAAAAAGCTAGGATTCTTATGGATTTAGCTGCAAATGACCCTATGGAGTTTGTGTCGTTGTTTGGTGGTACACAACTACCACATAACAATTTTGATACAGGCTCTATGAATACAACTTCCGTAGCTTCGAATGGCGGTGATCGTAGCAAGGTAGAGGGAACAAAAGAGTGGGCTACTAAAGTCCGCAAAGATGACCCCAACACCTACTGGTCACAAGACTTTCAATACAAGTTACAACAAACTGTTTCTAAAAACCCGACCTTATATTTTGGTCACTAAGGAGAATTAAATGGCTGGAATTGATTATACAAAGGTAAATGAAAACCTTGTTCGTGCAGAACTTTGGTCTGCTGAGTTAAAAGATGTGCTTCAAGAGCAATTGATGGGTACACGCTACGTGCGTATGCTCAATGGTTTCCCTGACGGCAATCAATTTACAATCCCCTCTATTGGCGAATTGCCAATGCGTGAAACTGCTGAACTAACCCCTGTTGTGTATGACGCAATGGATACAGGTGAGTTCAACTTCACAATTGATCGTTATGTTGAATCTGCAACCTTTATCACTGATAAGGCGAAGCAAGACAGCTATTACGCTCAACAACTTATTGGGATGTTCCCAACTAAGATGCGTCGTGCTTTAGATGAGAACTTGGAAACTTCTGTTTTCTCTTTGGCTAACACACAAACTGTTAATAACTTAAACACTATTAATGGTGCTGCACATCGTTTTGTGGCTTCAGGTTCAACCAACACTGTGTTGTCTTTGGACGACTTCGCTAAGGCTAAGTTTGCTTTAGACAAGGCACAAGCTGGTGGTAGCCGCGTTGCCATTATCGACCCTTCACAAGAGTATGTGTTCAATCAATTGGTTGGCGCACAAGCATTCATTAACAACCCACAATTTGGTGGTATTGTTAATGGTGGTTTTGTGAATGAAGTAACAGGTATGCGCTTCGTTAAAAACATCTTCGGCTTTGACGTGTATGTTTCTAACTTCCTAGCTACACCTACTGACACATCCATTAACTCTGTGAGTGTACCTGCATCTCCAGTGACTAACGTGTTTATGTCTGTTGGTGGTGACTTAACTCCCTTCGTTGGTGCCTATCGTCAGATGCCTCGTGTTGAATACGAGCGCAACAAAGATTTGCGTCGTGATGAGTATGTGATGAATGCACGCTTCGGACTCAAGCTTTATCGCCCTGAGTGCTTAGTGTCTATCATCTCTAAGTCAACAATCTAAACTAAGTACACTGGGGGAAACTTCTCCTGGTGTGTTTAATTAACAAATAAAGGAAATTAAAATGACTCGTCAATCTTCTTGGACTAATGCCGATGGCTTAGTTGTTGGGTTTGGACCCAATAGTCCAGAACGTAATGTTGCTGGTGTTTATGAAACAGATGGTGCTGTTAAAGAAGCACACCTAGCTATCACTTATCAATCGTCAGGTGCTGTTATTGACATCCCAGCTGGCGCTTTAGTGCTGGATGTGGTGTTGAAAGTAGGCACTACTTGGGCAGGTGGTACTGATGTACAATTGGGTGATGACCACGATGCTGATGGCTGGATTTCAGCCACACAAGGTGCTACTGCCAATTTGACTGCAGGTGCTACCATTCATGGTGCTGGAGCATATGCCATTGGTGATGCTGCTACTAACCGTGGTTTTGGTAAAGCGTATACTACTGCTGACACGTTGGATGTCGCATTCGCTGGTACTTTCACTGCTGGTACTGCTACCATCGTAGTTAGCTACTTGTAATGTAACTGGGTATGGATGGAGGCTTCTCTGTCTGTACCCTTTTCTTTTAGAGAAATAACATGGCCAATATTCAACACTCAGCATTAACAGAACCCAATTTACATGAACCTAAGGGGGTTTCTACTGCATCTAGTGGTAAAGTGTATGTAGCTAATGGTAGTGGTAGTGGTGCATGGCAACTCATTGCAGGACATGCATACGGGGATTTATACATTACTGGTAGCAGCACTTCTCAAACACTAGCAGCAGCTAGTGCATTAGCCAAACTAAACCCAACAGGTGCATGGACAGTTAATGGTTATCAAAACATTACACCATCGGCAGCCAATGGGCAATTTACAATAGTGCAAGCAGGTATTTACCAACTTGACTTTTGGGTAGTATTTGAAACCGCTGCAATTGCTAGTGGTTCGGCATATAATTTTCATTATGCAGTGAATAGTGTTGCATCTACACGTAAAGTGTACACTAAAAAGACAAGCGGTGCTGTAGACACACTACACGTATCTGCTAACGGATATGTTACATTAGCAGCTAATGATGTGCTCTCTATGTACGTAGGAGGAGACGGTACTTCTTCAAGTACTGCAATTATTGTTAAAGAAGCGGGTCTCAATTGCTTACTAGTTGACCCTGTTTAAGGGGAGAACATGGCGAAACTTACTCTTTTAGATATGACGCAGAACATTCTTTCTGCATTAGACTCAGACCCTGTAGACTCTATTGACGAAACCGTAGAGGCTGTGCAGGTGGCAGAGTTGGTTAAAGAGGCCTACTTTGAACTAATGAGCCAGCGTGACTGGCCTTTTCTATTTCAACTTGCACCCTTACAGGCATTAGGTGATGTTGCTAATCCAACTAAGATGAAGATTCCTGATGCTTGGAATAAAATTAAATGGATTAAGTATAATAAAAAAGAAGTTCAATGGGTTGGCCCACAGACATTTAACGACATCATTAGTAATCGTGTAGCACAAGCAGGCGTAGTAGATAGTAATGGATATGTCCTAAATCAAGACCCGCAATACTGGACTAGCTATGATGACCAATACATTATTTTTGATGGGTATAATGTCGCTGTAGACGCGACACTACAAGCAAGCAAGAGTAGTGCATACGGTACACTACAAGCAAGCTGGACACATGCTGACAGCTTCATTCCCGCAATTCCAGAAAAGTTCTTTCCCACACTCTTAGCGGAAGCTAAAAGTCAAGCGTTTGTAAACTTGAAACAACAATCTAACACTCGTGAAGAACGTAAAGCGACACGAGGCCGTATGGCAATGCGTAATGATAGTTGGAAGAATGAGAGTGGCGAGATTAAATACAATACAAGGGTAAACTATGGTCGATAAAACTACATACGATAGAGTGATGGAAAGACATCAAGAGAAGAAACAAGCATCCAAAGAACGTAAAGAGGAAATGGCTGAAGCAGGTATTGTGAATAAACTAGCTATTGACCGTACCCCTATGGGTCTATACTTAGCACGCTATACCATGCGCGGGCAAGTGCCTGACGAACTAAAAGGGTTGTTTACTCGTAAAGAGCGTATATTAGCAATTGCTAAGCAGCGAGGAATTGATGTTGAAGAAGCCGTTGCCTAAAGAAGACGCTCTACAGCGTCAACAACGTTTAGCCAACCTTGCACAAGCTGGGGACAGGGCAAAGCAAGAACTCGGCATTAAAGAACAACCAACTAAAGAAGACGTAAATCGTCATAAGTGGAAAGGTGTAATGTAATGGCAGCACAAGCCGCAGTTAAAGATACATTTACATTCGTAGGAGGTTTAGTCACTGAAGGTGGCTATTTCATCACGCCTGAGAATACCTACAAAGACGGTGTAAACGTAGTTCCACAGCTGGACGGCACACTTGAGCGACGTAACGGGTTAGATTATGAAGAAGAGTATGCGCTACATGCCGCCACCATATCTTCAGACAATAAGGATTTGTGGGCATTCACAACAGGTGCTTGGTCCACAGTTGCAGGTAGTGGTAATAAAGATTTTATTGTAGCGCAACTGGGGCGCTATTTGCATTTCTATAACGCAGCTACTGGTTCTGTTAGTTCCAGCAGGAACACTGTGTATAGTGTGGACTTGAACACGTATAAAGTGCCAGGCAATACCAATGCTACTGGAGTTGCTATATGTAGCTTTGCATCTACCTATGGTAAACTCATCGTTACGAGTTCTGATACACTACCCATCGTAATTACATATACCCCTGTAGTAGGGGATGAGAATGCTTGGGGTACATTTGCTGTCGAAACAGTAGACCTTAAAATCCGTAATTTCAAAGGTGTGCCCCTAATTGACAGCAGTGGTAACACTGTAGCCATTGATGTAGAGTACACTGAAGCACAATGGCTTGCTTTAGGTGTAAGCACCATGGATGTTAAATATAATTTGTACAACCAAGGTTGGACAGACACACAAATTGATGCCTATCGTATAGCTAATGGTGGTGTACCAGGAGACCCCATAAATGGCAAATATCCAGCAAATACAAAGAGTTGGATTTATGGCAAAGACACCAATGATAATTTTGATAGTGCAGTATTGAATAAACAAGACTTTGGTAATTCCCCTGCACCTAAAGGGCACTATGTTGTAGACCCCTTTACAGACACTACATATCGCCCCAAAGTATGTGCCTTCTTTGCAGGGCGCACATGGTATGCAGGTATGCCATCCGCTACTTTGTTAGGGACGGTATTCTTTAGTCAAGTATTAGATACAATAGATAAAGTTGGTAACGCTTACCAAACAAACGACCCCACATCTGAGGTTTTTAGTGATTTAGAAGATGATGATGGTGGTACAGTGGAGATTCCTGAAGCGGGCGAGATTGTAGCGTTACAACCGCTAGGTCGAGGCATTATGGTGTTAGCTACCAATGGTGTGTGGTTTGTTTCGGGTATTAATGAAGGATTCAAAGCATCTAGTTATTCTGTAGCTAGAATATCCTCTGTGGGTTGTGTAAGCAGTAAGTCTGTAGTGAGTGTTGAGGATAGTTTGTTGTATTGGAGTAATAGCGGCATATACGTTATTAGTGCAGCTAATGCTACAGAGTTTGCAGCTACCAATGTTAGCGATAAAAACATTAAAACACTATACCAAGACATCCCTGTATTAGGTAAACTATATGCTGAAGGTGCATATAATGCAACTGATAAAACCATTTACTGGATGTACTCAAATACAAATACTGCGTCTACTGAGACAGGTAGGTTTAATAAGAATACCATTCTTGTTTTTGATGTGCGATTGACTAGCTGGTATTGGTTCTCTATTAACACCACTGTTGGAACAATCCCTGTTTCAATTGAGGTTACTAAAGAAACAAATGCAGTTACAAATGATTATGGTGTGTTAGTGGGTGTTGATACAGTGGTAGCGGGCGTAGACACCGTTATAGCGAACATTAATAATGTTGCAGGCACACGTAGACTTTATAAAGTATTATCACTACACCCTGTTTCTAGTAACAATTACTCAGTAACGTACAGTGATTTTGCCAATACGAGAGATAGTAGTACTAAGTTTAAAGATTGGTATTCCTTTAACACCGCAGGAAGCGAGCAACAAGCGTACTTCATTACGGGGTATAATATGGGAGGTAACGGGCCTGCGCGTGCTAAAGTAGGACAATATCTCACTGTATTTATGAAGCGAACTGAGACCGTGTTTGATGCTAACGTAAACCCCACTAACCAAAGTGGTTGTTTAATGCAGAGTAGGTGGGACTTCACTGACAACGCTTACCCAGGCAAGTGGGCTGATGATGTCCAAGTATATCGTCAAGTACGCCCATTCTTTGCTAGTGCTGGCTCTGCTTTTGATGATGGTTATCCTTTAGTTATATCAAAGAATAAACTTCGTGGTAGAGGTAAAGCTGTACAGTTTAAGTTTACTAGCGAGAGTGGTAAGGATATGAAGATTGTAGGTTGGACTGGAACATTTGTAGGTAATACTAATGTATAATGTTGAGTTCGATGTAGATACAGATAAGTTTTTAGACGAAGCTGCTAGCCTCTTATTAGAACACTGGGATGAGTTAGCATTAAATAAAGAACATATTAAATTAGCTCCTGACCGTAGAAAATATAAACTACTACAAGAGCTAGGTATTATTAAGAATATAGTTATATACGATGGTGACGTAGTGGTGGGATATAGTGTATTAATTGTGCAGCCTAACTTACATTATTCTGACAATGTGTTTGCACATGTTGATATTATTTACGTAGCTAAACAATACAGACAGAGTAGCCTTGGAGCACGCTTGTTATTGGCTACAGAACGACTAGCAAAAGATTTGGGTGCGTCTGTACTTACACATCATGCAAAGCCGTATGTACCCATGATTATTAAGCCACTAGAAAAACTAGGGTATTCTTTATATGAACACGTTTACGGTAAATACTTAGGAGCATAACATGGCACTAACAACAATAGCTGCAGCATCTGCTGCTTCTGCTTACAGCAGTTATAAAGCAGGGGAAGCACAACAAGACCAGTATGCAGCTGAGTCTCGTAAAGCAGAAGTACAAAACATCCGTAATGTGCGTCAACAAATTCGTGAAGCGCGGATGATGCAATCATCTATGACCAACATAGCTGCCCAAACGGGGGGAATGGGTAGTAGTGGACTTGCAGGCGGTACATCTAGTGTGGGTAGCCAATTGGCAGGTAACTTAAACTATATGTCCGACATTGCAGACCAAAACACTGCGATTACTAATGCCGCAATTAGTGCGTCACAATGGCAAACTACAGCAACCATCTTTGGACAAATAGGTAGTGCAGCAAGCACATACGGCAAAATTAAAACACCTACTTAAAGGCACACCATAATGGCGTTATATGAAGAAGATGATGTAGCACAACCAGTAGAGGCGTTATACACTGCTGAAGACACTGTGCCAGCTCCAGACACTAGCACAGGGAACTACCCAGTACTAAAGAGTATTGCTACGCTTGCGACGGGCAATGTAAACATCCCCGACAACATTAATTTCAATCAGTTTGTAGACAGCAGTTGGCGTACAATTGTGCCTGAACAAAACAGCATAGACCGTTCAGTTGCTGTTAAAGCCGCATCTGAAGGTAATGTGGACATTGTACAACAGACATTAGACAGTGTTGCTGCACGTAATAAACTGTACGGTGATCGCAGTGTAGCCAATGCTGATGCAGTGCGTGCTAAACTAAAGGAACTTACCTCGCAGGCTGTAGAGAAAACTGTAGTGCGTAATCCTGCAGTGTTATTTAACAACACACCCAAAGAAATCAATGCGTCTACTGACCGTACCACGAGTGCGCTTAGTGCTGCCGCCACTCTTGACAAAGCCATCCAAGACGGTAAGAGTTGGTCTACGGTAGCTCTAGGCTTCTTATATGAGTTCACACCATTTGCTGCTGCACAAGGTGTTGCCATTGATGAGGTTGCACGTAAGTATGGTGCACCACCAAACAGCATTAGCCTTACCACAGGTAGGTCACAAACTAAGAGTTATCTACAAGCCGCATTCAATGGGCAACCAGACGAAGAAAAGGGTGCGTGGTTAACCAACTTGTATAAAGATTTAAAAGATAGTTGGCTCATTACAGACTGGCAAGCTGCCCTTCTTATACAAGAAGTTGCTACCAATGAAGAACAAACCTGGGATGGTCTATCCGACTGGTTAGACCGACTTGGAGTAGTTGGCGCAGTCGTGCCAGGAGTGGGCGCAATGGTTAAGTCTGGTAAACTATTTAAAACAGCTAGGAATGTTGAGCGTACCATTGCAGCAGCAGGGGGTAAAAGTCTGCTAACAACTGCTGAGGGTGCTAAGATTGCTACACAAGTAGCCAATAGGATGCGCCTACAGGCGGTAGGGGTAGTTGCAGGTGAACTCACCGGTGTTTCAACAGCCATAGACTTAGGTAAACTAATTAGTGTTAATGCTGCTAGAGTATTGCCAGATGTCATTACAACTGCGGCTAATGATTTACAAAAAACTATTCGTGCGCCAGTAGAGACGTTAATTCGAGAATTACAAGATGTTGTGGCTGCTAAAGGTATAAGAGCATCTGAAGCTGCTTCAGAGATAGAAGAAATACAACGTGTCTATTCTAAGGCAAATAATCCAAACATCCACTCGGTAGATAATTTTACACTATCTGAGGATGGTGTAGTAGTTACTGGGAAAGTGTTCTATAAACCTGCTAATGCGTCTAGTTTTTTAACTAAAGAAGCTGCGGAAGCTTACGTTAAGGTGTCTGACCCAAGCGGCGCTGTAGGCATGAAGGTAATACCTGATACAACCAATACAGGGTTTTTAGTAGAGGAAAGCGTTAAGACTAGCTTACAACTACGTAAAACTGCTCTTGAGGCACAGATTTTAGAAGAGCTTACTAACGCTAAAAAGGCTACCAAGGGAGAGGGCATTGTAACAGCTCCTCCCATTAAGAACATCTCTGCACCTGCGTCAGTACGTAAGGGTATGGCTTCGCCCGAACAATCTAAGTTGGATTTTGAAAGTGATGTAGATGCTGCCGTCTATCACCTTAGCAACATTACATCCATACGTAAGAGCGACAAAGTACTTGCGGAGTGGTTACAGAGTGAGACAGGTTGGAAGGATACCCACGTTACAGAGCATGCACACACTATACGTAAGTATGTTGAAGCTAACAAGGCAGCGGTAGGGGAGGCAGGTGTTCTTCGTGTTCCTAGTCAAGTACCCACAGGTCGCCCGTCTGTTGCATGGCAAGGGGAACTCGATTCCCAGTTTGCTACGTTACAACAAGCAAAGGGCACAATAACCATTGGCAACATCACCCTCTCAGAGGGGGTTAATAAAACATTTATTCTTGAGTTTGTAAACAAACTTGGCAAAGCATTGGGTATGGAACACCATAAACTTATAGTCATGGATTATGAGGACATGGTTAAAAGTAGTGACGAGATGGTACGTAGTTTAGCTGCACGCTACAAACAAAACTATGCCAGTGCAAGTGCATTACATACTGAATACGGTAACGGGCAGTCATTTATTATGCTTAGGCGAGGTACGGATAAATCTCCAACACCTCTACGTGTGTATATGGAGAACTTTGCACACGAGTATGGACATGCGTTTGAAGCACAGTTTGGCACTAAGTACTTTAGAACAATTAATAATGCGTTTAATGAGTGGTTGCGCTCTAAAAACATTGCGTTCAAAGGTGATGGGTTCAATAAAGATGTCACTGACATGTTTCCTATTGAAGCGCTATTGGAATACCGTGCAATAACCAAGGCAGAAGGTATACTAACCAACTGGATTGACAAGTGGGTTGGTGGAGATGTGGCTGCATATAAAAAACTAGAAGCAGGTATTCACAAATGGGCTTCCAACTACAATGAGTTCTTTTCTGAGAACTTTGCTAAATGGGCATTTTCAGACGAAGTACCCACTACCATATTAGGACAGGCCTTTAAGAAGCTGGTAAACGGGTTTAAACTCATTGCAAGTGAGGTGACGGCACGCCTCGCTGACCTAGGTGTAATTGCCCATGTAGGGAGGGTGGACGAGAACATTGCTGCTATGCTTAACGCACACATTAAACAACTACAAAACCAAGTTGTTCAAAGCAATGCCACCATGACCGCACTTGTTTCTGAAAGCAAGAACATAAAAACATCTTTGGCTACCTTGCAAAAAGAATTCAATATAGTGAGTGAGGAGTTGGCTGCTATTGAAGATGCTGAGAAGGGTTTGAAAACAGGTTGGTTAGTGGAACAGCCCTTTAAACGCACGTTAGACTATTCAATTATAGGTAAGTATTCTGATGACGATATTAATAGCGCCACACGGTTTGCAATGGGCGATTGGGCATTGTCAACATCAAGTGAGTTATATGCACAACGAGTAGTGGGCATTAATCAAGGTAGCCGTTATCAAAAGCTTCTCACAAACTTTGTACGACCATCTATTGAGCGCTTAAACACGGCTGAAAGAGTATCTCTTAATGATGCACTGGTTTTAGGGGATACAGAAGGTAAGGTATTTCTTGAGCATGAACTTGCAGGACAAGGGTTGTCTGTTAAGGCTCGTGAAGCCTATTATAATGTACGTGCATTACGTGATGTGATGTGGCAAATGCGTGATGATGTAGCAGCTAAGAGCATGACACGTAGGGGTTATGTACAACTCACTACAGGTATTAAGTTGGATGATGGTGGCAGCAAATTATTTGCAAAACCAACTACACCCAAAGATGGAACATTCATCTATGTAGCAGACAGTGGCACTATGCAGCGCATGAGTAGTGAGTTCCGTAAGGAGGCATCAACGCACGGGTACATGTTCTACGAAGCTGCTGAACCAGTGTTGATTGATGGTAAATATCGTAAAACCTTTGCAGTTAAAGCGGAGGGACATTTAAGTGCGAAGATTGACACCGTGATTCCATATCGTGCTGGTGAATATCGTCGTATATANAGTGACGAGTATTTTGTAAAAAGTAAGTCNATGTATGAGGTTGATGGTGTTATGGANGAGGTTATTACTACTCACCGTACTGCCNCCAGTGTTGGTGATGCAAATGCGTATGTAAANGCATTCTCAGAAGCACAAGCACTACATAAAGCAGGTAAACTCTCTATCCAAGAGGCTAGTCGTCTGTTAGAGCCGTATGGCTGGAAACCAGAAGAAATCATTGACACGCTGGACAGCGGTAGGATGGGCACAGACTTTAAACTAGAAGTTAAATATACCCGTACTGATGATGACTACACAGTGGAGACAATTGGCTTGTCTAACAACTTCTCTAGCAAGAGGGGAGATAAGGTGTTGTCTGTTTTTGGTAAAGACACAGTTAACACCATTAGCCCATTAGATAGTGTTGCAGCTGAAATTGGTAATACAGCATACGTAGCCTCTGCAACAGAATGGAGAGAGAGTCATATTCAGCGCTGGTTCAATTCCTTTGTGGACGATTTGCCAGCTAATGTCCGTGAGATGACTCCAGCAGATGCTTTTCAGTATATGTTGAATAACAAAGGCATGTATATAGGGCAAAGTAAGCGTCTAACCGTGGCTGAAAAGGTGCAAGACTACATTATCTCTCAAATGAATATCCCCACTAAAGAAGAAAAGGGGTATTTAGGTTATATGCGTCTAATTAGTGAAGGTATCGAAGGTAGTGTTGGTGGTAAACCCATTATGAAACTAGGTGTTGCGTTACGCGCAACGAAAGACTACCCTGTATGGGCACGCACAGTTGCATACCACAGCTTCTTCGCCTTCAATCCTGTACAGTTCTTCATGCAAGGCATGAATGCCTTTAATGCAGTAGCTATTTCTCCTGTACATGGGTTAGCAAGTGCCAAGAGTAGCGCATTATATGCTATGGCATTATTCAGCGACCAAGAATCAATTTGGAAAACAGTTGCTAAAACCAATAAGATGACCAACTTGGGACTAGGCATGTCAGAAGACGAGTTCGTCGAAGTGGTGCGTGCAGTTAGGCGTACTGGTTTGCTGGATGGCATCAATACAAGTAGTTTGTATGGTGCTAACGTTGGTAAGTATGGCATCATGAACAAGCTTACACGCAGGGTTGGCGAGGTTGCTGCCACACCATTTAACTCAGGCGAGGGGTACAGTCGCTTAGTTAGTTTTGACATTGCTCGTAGGGAGTACATTACTAACAATCCTGGAAGCGCTTGGTGGACAGATGATGCGTTAGGTAAAATTATGGATCGCCAGGATGATTTAACGCAGAACATGACTAGGGCGAATACAACAACATGGCAACAAGGTTGGAAGTCAATACCTACGCAGTTTGTTCAGTATCAGGTTAAGTTGATGATGAACGTGGTGCAGAGTTTGTTAGGCAACTCTCGTGCGTTTACACGACCAGAGGCACTACGGCTACTGATAACCCATGCTGCTGTTATGGGTACTGCGGGTAGCTTTATATGGCCTTTCCGTGACCTCATCACAGAGGTGTTGCCAGAGGATATGTCTGAAACTGCACGACTCACTGTACAACAAGGTGTGGTGGCAGGGTTGATAGGTCTCTTCACCGAGGGTGAGGCTAAGTTAGCCATAGGCACTCGTTTCAACACCTTTAAATACTATGAAGATGTTGTTAAAGGGTTGTTAGACCCACAGAAATCCTTTATGGAGATTGCGTCAGGACCTTCAGGTTTTGCAGCATTGCGTATTTTGGGTGGTTTTGGTGAGGCATTCTCTATCGTAACTAAAGCACCAATGACAATGAGTACATTACAAATTGCATTAGGTGAAATTGCCAAGAGTAGTTTCTCCTTCTTTAATAATGCTCAGAAAGCTCGCATTGCAATGAACAATTACAACCAAGTTCAAAGCGGTGCTGGTGCTGCAATGTACAGAGTTACGGATACGGAAGCATGGATGATAGGTATGGGCATTCCTCCAGCTGCCCAAGAAGATTTGTCCATTATGTACACCAGTCGCAAGAAACATGCAGACGACATTCAGGAAGCTGCCAAAGCGATTGGTAAGCACAGCATGTTAGCGCTAACTGCATTACGCAACAATGATAGTGAAGGGCATCGTACCCACGCAGCTGTAGTACAAGCCATATTACACACATACGCTGGCAGTGACTTACAGCAGCTGTACAGAGAGGCTTATAAAGTAGAGGCATTTACTCAATATGAGAAGATGTTAACCGACCAAGCAGTGAAGGACTGGACAGTAAGAGACCTACGAGTAAATTCAGGAGTTAATAAATAATGGCTACTTATCAAGCAAACATTACTAGAAACACAGAGCCTGCAATGGCTAATCCAGCAGCACTACTACAAGCAGGCGAATCAACTCGTGCCGCCATTAAGACATTAGGAGAGGGTGCATCCTCTCTATATAAATCGTATGTAGAGCAAGATATTCTCAGCACAACTGACGACCAAGGGTTAACAGCAGAACAGCTTTCCCAAGAGTTCTTCATTAGTAACCAAGCTGCTCAAGTTGCAGGTAAACAAGCTGCACAATTATACGCACGTAGACCTGTTGCAGGGGGTCTATTTGCTGAAGCAGTGATGGGTGCTCAAGGAGGAGAGGTACAACAACAAGCGGTAGATTCGCTTAAGGCGTATGACTCGGAATTGTTTAAGCTTAAAGCCGCAGCAGAAGGTGGTATGAGTAATGAGCAGTATGTATCGCGCATTGATACACTCACTAAAAAAGCAATTGCACAATATCCTGGGCTTGCTAGTCAAATACGGGAGAAGGTGGCTACTGTTACTGGTCTGCCTTATGCGGATAAGTGGGCACAAATGAACTACGTTAAGGAACGATTTGCTAAAAAAGAAGCATCTAAGCAGCTAACTCCAGAAGATATGGCAAAGCAAGACATTGACGATGCAGCTAAAACAGGCATGTTCGGCACTCATGAAGAATTACTCCACCTCTATCGTACAGACAGAGGTGCCTATGATGAAAGAATGACTGGCTTTAAACAAGTATTGCAAGCAAAAACTAACGTTGACATCATTACGAACACTACAGGTGCTTTACGAGGGCAAGCTGACAGACAAGCGGACGAACAACAAGCTTCATTTGCAGCCGTCTTTGACGGGGTCTTAGGTACTACTGTACTAACCAAGTCTGTTCAGGACAAGGAACAAACAATGGGTAAGGTATTGGCACTTATGGATGCAGGTGAGAACGCCTCTGTAAACATTGTACCATTTCAAACACACATTGCTGTACATAATGCACAAATGAAAACCAATATAGAGGGCGCACGTACACAAGCCTACCGTGCCATTGATTCGTATTTAGCTAATAACCCCAACATCACTGCTGATAAGCGTAAGGAACTATACGCTAACATAGATAGGAGCGCAGAACAATCCCTGCGTACGTATGCTGATGATAAGGGAATTGGTTTGTTAGCTATGGCTAACATCTTTAAATCCTACCGTGATAAGAGTTTGCTTGAAAAGAGCCAACTTGTTGACTTGGCTATTAAGCAGCAAACCGCCATGCAGAATAACCCTATGGTTATGGCTTACTGGGCAGGAGGGGTTGACCGTGAGAATTTGAAGCGTACTAATCCTAGCTTTTATGATTTTATGGCGGGGCAAGAAGCAGAACTCACCAACTCTATAAAAGGGTTTCGTAACGACGTTAAAGCAGCTACTGACCTAGGCAATGTGCAGAGAGTGTTTGACGCAGCCAAGGCAGCTCCTGGTGCTATACCTGTTGACACCGTAACTTCTCCCGCTACAACAAGAGCAGCGCACCAAGCACTTCACGCTAGTGCTGTATCTGTGTTGAAGAAGACTTCACTACTCCCTGCTGAGGTGAATATAATTAGTGCCGCCTTCGCTACTAATGTAGCAACTGGTGCTAACAGCTTGACACTGGCTAAGGGCTATAAACAGTATGGTGAACTCATTGCGAAGTTATCTGAGCCTGACCAAGCCATTATTAAAGGTAGTGTGAGCACTAGCGTTAAGGGTGCTGTTCTCAGTATGAGAGACTTGAAGCAAGGTATTGAAGCTAAGTACAAGACTACACTAACGCTAGGTGTGAATAGCGCAGGTGAGATTAGTGTGGTTCTACCTACGCCAGAGGTATCCCTTAAGAGTAGGCCACTAACGGCTATGGGCACACAAACTAACGCCGCTGCTGCACAAGAGTTTATGAGGGATGCTAAACCCATTTTAAACAATATAGTTTATGGTACTACAATGCTTACACAGAAGCAGCCACAAGCAGTGGGCACTGAGTTTGCGAACATTATTAATAACAATGAG